TCCTCTAGATCATCAAATATATCAACACTAAAGTTAGCTTGGCTTTCAAGCAATAACTTTGTTATACTAATAGCATCAGATCTTAAGTATCTTTTTAAGAAACCCTCTAATGAACCTGCTCCACAACCTGCAAAACAAATCCATACGCCTTTCTCAGTATTTATTGAACACGAAGCTACACTATCATTGTGGAAAGGACACCTAATTGAGAATTCTTCATGCTCACTAGGTACGTCTATTCCATTTTCTAATAGTAACTGTGCCCAATTTACCATTATTTAGCCTCTTTTATTTTATTAATCACGTTCCAATACTCTTTCATCAAAGCACTCTGTTCTGCCTTAGTGATTTTCTTGTCTTCTACTGCTTTTACTGCAGTATCTACAAGCTGTACCACTTCAGGTATCACATCTGAATACTTATTGAAAAGACCGTAATATTTCATGATCATTCCTAGAACTTTCATATCGCCTCCTTAAAAGTCTCCGTTGTTAAAAATGTCTTCCTCAGTCTCTTCTATATGTCCTGTATCGACTTTCCAGTCCATTATAGAGATATCTGATCCGAGAACCCCATCTCTGTATTTTTGGTATTGAATTAATCTCTTATCTTCTTCATCCTCTACTCTACACATTGCCATAGCAACATCTGCAGAACGAATTAACGCATCTCCAAAGGCTACTTGATCTGCTCTAGGTGGCTCAAACATATTTGCAGCTTCCCTAGTTGCTTGTGTTGATACGAATACAGGAGTATTAGTGCTAAGAGCTAGAGTTTTCATACCATAAAACAATGAATGAGACTGCTCCCACATTGCTTTTCTACCATCGCCTGATGAAACTAAGTATATACCATCTAATACAACCAACTCAGGAGAGTGTTTTCTAATCAAACTAGCAATACTTTCTAGTGAGATACTACTTTCCCCTTGTATGTGATCACATATTAATAGTGGTCTACCATTTAGTTTTTGTAAAAACTCTTTATATTTATCTTCGTCTATTGGTCTACCTGTTCTAAGAGCAGAGTGTGAGAAATTATATCCCATCATCTTAGCTAACACTACATCAGCTCTTAAACTAATAGCACTTGTAGGCATCTCAGTAGAGATTAACAATGTCTTATGTCCATGCATCATTGCAGTTGCAGCGACTTGGATACACATCCATGTCTTACCCACTGTAGGTCTTGCAAACATTGCTATAAGTTCTCCCGGCATCCATCCAACACCTGTTTTATTTAATGACTTGAAAGGAGTAGGGATACCCATCATACCTTCTCCCATTTTTCTTTTCTTACTCTTCTCTTGCCACTCAGTATATCTTTCTTCTGCTAATGTATCATAAGTAACTACATCTTCATCATAGACAACTTCAATATCATTTAAGTTAGATTGTATATGTGCTAAGGCTTTTTTAGCATCTTCTTTCAATAACTCTTTGTTAGATTGAAATGCTGATACAATAGTTCTAAATAATACTTGGTTCTTGAAAGAATCTATTGCGTAATCTAAATTAAGACTGTTAGCAGTAATATCTATTGTCGGATAATTTTCTACTAAAGTATCTGATGATGGAAATGTACCATAATCATCAAAATGTTTATTTATGAATTTAAATGCTTCCCCATGTTTAGCAAAATCCTTTGCTGAGTGTTTAAATTTTTTGAGAGATTCCTTATCATTTAAGTTAAGTAATATCCCAGACTCTATGTATTCATAACTTTCCATTCTACTCTCCTGCTATGTGTAAAACTCTACTGTCATCTCCATGTACATAACACTTAACATCTTTATTAGCTAGATCATCTGCCATTAATTTAGCTGCATTAATACAATCATATGTTCCAATAATAGTTATATGTTTAGTTTTGTTATGTATACTTATAACTCTATATATATTATTTATATTATTATTATACACTTTTGTGTGGGTCCTTGTCAACCCCCCTTTTCTACTTCTCCTCATTTATAGCTCCTTGTAATTGCTCTTCTAGTGCTTTTAATCTTTTCTTATCTGTCGCAGTAGGTAACCATTTAGAATTTAAAATAGTAAAAGCTCTCCATTTCTTTTTCATATCAGGATCTGGAGAGGATACAACAGACCAATACAATTGCGGATCGTAGTCTGTTAGATAATACTTAATACCATTTGCAAAATAGTTAACAGAAATACTATCAGGGTTTCTAACTACACAATTATACATTGCTGATAGTATCTCATATACAGAATATTTATCCAAAAGATTTTTTAAAGACTTCATTTCATTACCAATAAAGTTTCTAGGCTTATATTCTTTTTTATATTGCTTAGAATATAATGCTTCAAATTCTTTAAATAAATCGTTTGAATTATATTGACTCTTCTTCTTTGTTCTCTTGACCATAAAATATCTTCTCTACCTTTGTTCTAAGATTTTGACGGACTCTGTATGCAGATTTCTCAATATCACTAGATATTTCATCCATAGTCCAACCTTCTAATCTTAACTCAACAAATCTTTTCTCACGTTCAGATAAATTAAACTTTGATAATTCATCTTTTAGTTCTAGTAATTCCCATTCTTCCTCATATCCAATAGCTTTTGCTATAAAATCAGGTAAGAAATCAGATTCATAGTCTAAAAATGTTTCATCATAGCTTACAGTCATAGGCTTTTTCTGTGCCTTACTGATTAAAGTTCTGATCGTGTTTACCATCGTGGTATGTAAGTAGGTATGAAAGATGCTACCTCTGTCTGCTTTATATGCCTTAGCCGCTTTCATAATAGCGATTCTAAGTTCTTGTGCTAAATCTTCTCGATCATACCCTACTACATACGATGTTTGGAGCATTTTATGAATCTTAGGTTCCCATTGCCTAATCAATTCATCGTTTATCTCCATTTGCTAACTCTCCATGGCTACTTGTATTGTTTGAGGTTTAGCTTCTTTATGTTTAGGTAAAGTTATAGTTAAGATTCCATTTTTGTAGCTAGAGCTAATCTTCTTAGAATCTACACCATAATCTTTTACTGAAATATGTTTTTTATAAGAACCTGTCTTTATACCTCTGTATAAATATTTGTTCTTATCACTCTTAGTTTCAGAAGTTGTTGCTTCTATTATTAAAGTGTCTTTATCTAAGGTTACAGAAAGGTTACCCTTTTCTACACCCGGTAGTGAAATTTTGACTTCATACCCTGTATCTGATTCAATTACATCCAATGGATACTTGTGGATTGTCGAACCCACCCACTTATCACTAAAAAAGTCTGCAAAAATGTCAAAAGGGTCAGCTGTTTTCGTTGCTATTGTCATATCTCCTCCTAATAATTAATTTATAGAGAGGGGAGTGCAGTAATCCAATGATTTATCTGCATCTCCCCATCCGTATCATTGTATTAATGGAATAATTATTACTAATTCTTATTATGTATTAGAGAGAAGTTCTGAGTTTCTCCTCTCTTGCCCTTGATACTCTCAGTTGTAGTCAAGGGCTACTCCAGAATATTAATATTATTCCTTAATACATTATTAATTATATCATATTTGGGGTAGGCGTGTCAAGTAATTTTGTCTCTTTTTGCTCTATTTGTACATTTTTGGTCACAATATATGTGATCACAGCCTCTTTTTATGGCTGCTATTACTCTTGACCTAGATCTTCTGAATTTTGCGTGGCAATAATGACAAGTAAGTAGAGGATTTCTATAGTTGTATTTACATTTCTCACTACAGAATTTACGTCTAGCATTAACAAGTTCTTTACATTCTGGGCAGATATAAGTAATCTTTTTCTTCTTAGGTGGATTTGTAGGTAAGTTAGCGGTCTTTAATATATTATGCACCCAACTTACAGAAGCTCCCACCTCTCTTGCAATTTGACGTGTTGACATAAAAGGATTTTGATTCCTATATTTAATTACTTTGGTGTCAAGCCTCATTAGAAGTCATCAACTGATGCGGTGTCATGCTCGTATCTTTGTACAATATTTGCTATATCTTTTTTAAATCGTTCTACTAAAAAAGCCTCATCTACATCTCCACTTAAACCGGGACCATTTTTGATATAGCTTGATGCAGCTACAATTCTTGTCCATTGAGCATCTGTAAAACTTACTGTTAAATC